CATCGGACATCGTCACCCGCGACAAGATGGACCGCATCAACCGGGCGATGGACGACCAGAAGAAGGTGCTGGACCAGCTGGTGCTGAAGAAGGCGCGGCCGGCGCTGGGCTCGTATCGCGGCGGTTCTTCTCAGGGCGGGGCCGAGCTTTCGCCCGAGGCGATCGAGCACAAGGCCGCTTTCGACGCCTATGTCCGCCGCGGCGACGAGGCGGGGCTGCGCGAGCTGGAGGCCAAGGCGATGTCGGCCGGCAGCGGCGCCGACGGCGGCTATCTCGTGCCGGACGAGACCGACAGCGAGATCGGCCGGCGCGTCTCGGTCGTCTCGCCGATGCGGGCGCTTTCGACCGTGCGCACCGTGTCCACCGCGGTGCTGAAGAAGCCGTTTGCCACGACCGGGCTTGCCACCGGCTGGGTGGCGGAGACGGCCGCAAGGCCACAGACCGGCACGCCGCAGCTGGCGGAACTGTCCTTCCCGACCATGGAGCTTTACGCCATGCCGGCGGCGACGCAAGGCCTGCTCGACGACGCGGCGGTCGATATCGAGGCCTGGATCGCCGGTGAGGTGGATATCGTCTTTGCCGAGCAGGAGGGCGATGCCTTCATTCGCGGCGACGGCATCAACAAGCCGAAGGGGTTCCTGTCCTATGCGGCGGTCGCCGACGAGGACTGGAGCTGGGGCAATCTCGGCTATATCTCCACCGGAGCTGCCGGCGCCTGGAAATCCACCGGGCCTTCCGACACCCTGGTCGACGTGATCTATGCGCTGAAGGCGGGGCACCGGCAGAACGGCACCTTCATGATGAACCGCAAGGTGCAGGCCGACATCCGCAAGTTCAAGGATGCCGACGGCAACTACCTGTGGCGCCCGCCGGCAAGTGCCGGCCAGGCGGCATCGCTGATGGGTTTCCCGATCGCCGAGGCCGAGGAAATGCCGGATGTGGCGGCGAATTCGCTGTCGATCGCCTTTGGTGATTTCCGCTCCGGCTATCTCGTCGTCGACCGGGCAGGCGTGCGGATCCTGCGCGATCCCTATTCGGCCAAGCCCTATGTGCTGTTCTACACCACGAAGCGCGTCGGGGGTGGGGTGCAGAATTTCGAGGCGATCAAGCTGGTGAAGTTTGCGGCGGCTTAACGCTGTCGCGAGCGAATAGGGAATGGCGAACAGCGAATAGGGGGGCGGACGCGACCGCTGCTTCCTTCGCAGATAGCCATCTCCCTATTCGCTACTCCCTATTCGCCATTCGCCATTCGCTTCCCGAAGGGACCCCCCATGACCTACGCCCTGATCACTCCGCCTGCCGCGGAGCCGTTGATGCTTGCCGAGGTGAAGGCGCATCTGCGTCTCGATGGCGGTGACGAAGACGCGCTGCTTGTCTCGCTGGTGAAGACCGCTCGCCAGTTTCTCGAGCGCGAGACCGGGCTGTGCCTGATCGCGCAGGTCTGGCGGCTTTATCTCGACCGCTGGCCGCGGGACGGCGTGATCCGCATCGCGAAGTCGCCGGTGCAAGCGGTTCAGAACGTTACTGTTTACGGCCTCGACGGCACGCCGGTTCAAGTGTCGCTTGAAGATCATCTGCTCGACGGCGCCGGGCGGCCGGCGCGGCTGTGGCTGCGTCATACGCCTGTCACCGGGAGGACGGTCAACGGCATCGAGATCGACTTTGCTGCCGGCTATGGTGAGGCGGGGACCGATGTGCCCGACACGCTGAAACGGGCGATGCTGATCCATGTCGGCCATATGTTCGCCTTTCGCGGCGTGCTCTCGCCCGACCAGCAGCCGGGCGGCATTCCCGACGGCTACGAGCGGCTGATCGCGCCGTTTCGCATGCGGAGGCTGTGATGGTGCTGTTCTTCGATCCCGGCCAGATGACCGCACGGCTTTCGCTCGAACAGGCCATGCCGGAGCCGGACGGCCAGGGCGGGGCGGTGCTGGCCTGGACCGAGATTGCCGCCCTGTGGGCGAAGATTGAGCCGGTATCTTCGGCGGTGAGCGAGCGGGGCGGCGCGGAGGTGGGTACGATCACCCATCGGATCTGGATGCGGTTTCGCGCCGGCGTGTCTGCCGGCCAGCGGTTGCGCAAGGGGGCGCGGCTGTTTTCGGTGAAACTGGTGCAGGATCCGGACGAGACCGGTCGGTACATCACCTGCCTCTGCGAGGAGGATGCGCGATGACGGCGGCGAACGCATTGCTGCAGGCGATCCACGCGCGGCTTGCCGGCGATCCGGGACTGACCGCGCTGATCGGCGCCGACGGTATTCACGACCGGCTTCTGCCGCGCCCGAAATTGCCGGCGATCGTTTTCGGCGAACTGGAGACGCGCGATCTCTCGACCGGGACGGAAGGCGGCGAGGAGCATTTTCTGACATTGGAAGTGTGGTCGGAAGGCGAGGGGCGGCGGCAGGCGCTGGAGATCGCCGGCAGGGTGACCGGGTTGCTCGACGATGCGGAACTGGTGCCGGAGGGTACGGTTCTGGTGAGCTTGTTGCGGATCTCGGTGCGCTCGCGGCGGGAGCCGAAGACGCGGGCCTATAGAGTCGAGCTACGGTTTCGGGCGGTGACGGAGTGACTCCGTGTAATTTGCGTAAATTGCGCAAAATACGTAAGTCTGTTATGGTCTCTGAAGTGACGCGAGCCAGGAGTTTTGCGATGACGGCGTTGGTAAAAGTGTCGGCTACGGAATTCGCCCGTAATTTCGGAAAATATCAGGACGAGGCGATCAGTGCCAAGGTGATCGGCGTGACCAGTCACGGGCGCATTGTCGGCGGGTATCTGTCGGCAAGCGAACTCGAACGCTACGAGCAATTGAAGCGTCGGGAGACCGAAACGCTGACGGTTGGCGCGCTGGATGAGGATGCCCTGGCGGCAATCGAAAATGCCGAATACGGTATTGTCGGCGGGGAGCGCTGAGTGAGTTTTCCAGACCCCAAACCGGGTCTTGTCGTTCGTTATGCCTTTCTCTGGAGTAGCGAGGCAAATCTTGGGGCTGTCGAAGCGGCCAAGGATCGCCCATGTGCGATCGTGGTTGCTGCGTATGATCGGGATGGCGCGATACAGACGATCGTCGCGCCAGTCACCCATGCGCCGCCGATGGCGGGGGCAGAGGAAGCTTCGCTCGAGATACCCGCCAGGCTGTCGCGCAGTCTTGGTTTGGACGATGCGCGCCATTGGGTGAGGCTCGACGAGCTAAACCGATTCATCTGGCCGGGATACGACCTGAGGCCCCGGCCCGACGATCCGGGCCGATGGGATTACGGCATGCTGCCGAAAGATTTCTACGAAGAGATGCGCAGGCGCATTCTCGACCTGGATCGCAAGCGGCGAAACAAGGTCGTTACGCGGGATTGACCGCGACCGCTGGAGATCGTCGGCAAGGTAACGGGGGCGCTCGGATTGATATCTGCGCGCAGCGTGTGTATATGCATTGTCTACACAAAATGAGGTGCCGGCATGGGTGTGATACGGAAAACCGAGACGATCAACCTGCGGGTCGATGCCGGTACCCGTGACCTTATTGCGCGTGCTGCCGAGGCTTCCGGCAAGTCCGTCACAGCATTCATGACCGAAGCGGCCTATGCGGCTGCGCAAACCGAGTTGCTCAACCAGCGTTTCGTGCATGTCGATGCGACCGTTTTCGATGCGGTGGAGGAGCTTTTGGCCGAACCGGCACGTCGCAATGAGAAACTGGCTGCCTTGATGCGGTCGCACCGGCAATGGCTCGATTGAGGGCTGTGTGATGGCGAGCGGGCCCGAGTTTCGCAGGCCTGCGCTGCTGCAGGACCATCATAACCGGGAAGGCTTCGACAGCGGCAAGCCCGTGCTGAACGTGTTTCTCAAGACCATGGCGTTGCACAATCAGGTGCAGGGCTACAGCCGTACCTACGTGATCGCGGATGGTGATTTCAGCGTCGTCGGCTACCATTCGCTCTGCGCGGGCATGATTTCCCGCGATCATTCTCCGCGGCAGGTGAAAGGCCATCAGGCCCCGGGCGAGATACCGGTCGCACTGCTTGCGAGGCTTGCAGTGGACAAGGCGTATCAGGGGCGTGGGCTCGGCGGCGAATTGCTGAGGCATGCCCTGCTTTCGGTTCTCGCCACGTCGGAGACAATCGCCTTTCGCGCCGTCATGGTGCATGCGCTGGATGACGACGCGGTGAATTTCTATGGCCGCTACGGTTTTCGGCAGGCCAAGGGGCTGGAGCGAACGCTGTTGCTACCGGTCAAGGAGATTGCGGCAGCTCTGGGCTGACCGCATGCGCCTTCCTGACCAGCCCGATCAGCATCAGGATGGCGGTGAGCGCCACGGCGGCGAGCGCGATTGCGAAGATGAGCGCGGTGGCGATGCCGGTGCGATCGATCAGGGCGGTGAAGATGATCGGGGCGAGCGCATTGGCGATGTTCTGCGGCATGGCGAGCCTGGTTGCCTGGCGGCCGTATTCGCGCGGCGAAAACAGCGCCAGCGGCAGCAGCGCCCGGGCGACGACGAGAATACCGGCGCCGAAACCGTAGAGGATGATGAAAATCCACAGGCTGAACGCCGATGAGGGAAGCAGGAGCAGGCAGGCGAAGCCCGCCAGCATGAGGCTGGATCCCGCGACGGAGGTGAGAAACGGGTTGCCGCGCTTGCCGAGCAGCATGTCGATGCCGCGGGCCGAAATGCCCAGCACGCCGCGCGCGGCGGCGAGCTGCAGGGCGAATTCCGGCGTCGCGCCCATCTGTCGCAGGACTTCCAGAAGCGACGGCGACAGGCCGAAGGTGACGAAGGATGCGATCGCGGTCGTGACCGCCACCAGAACGAAGGCCGTTTTTCGGCTGCGCGCTGTGAGCGGAACCGGGGCAAGATCGATCGCATCGCCCGATTTCGAAAACGGGATCGGCCTGGGAAGGCAGAAGAGATAGAGCGGGATGCAGACGAAGGCATGCAGGCCGGCGGCAATGAGCAGCGTGATGCGCCAGCCGATCATGTCGGAAGACAGGCTGAGCAGCGGCCAGGAGATGGTCGCCGAAAGGCCGGTGAACAGCATGAGGATGGCGATCGTGCGCTTGCTGTTGGCGCCCTCGCGCTCGACCACGGCCGTATAGGCGGGGGCCGACAGCACGAAGGCGCCGCCGATGCCGAGGGTGATCCAGGCTGCCGCATAGGTGACGATGCCGGTCGAGAGGGCGAGCACGACGAGGCCCGCGGCGAAGAATAACGAGCCCGCCGCCATGACGCGGGCGGCGCCGTGGCGATCGAGCATCCGCCCGACCAGCGGGCTTGCAAGCGCGCTGACCATCATCATCACCGACAGGCCGGCATAGACGATTTCGTTCGCCAGGCCGAGATCCGGCGCCAGCCTGCGGCCGAGCACGCCGATGGATTCGAAGGTCGTGCCCCAGCCGATCAGCTGCGTGACGGCGAGGACGCCCACGGTCTGGGCTGAGCGGAGGGAGGTCTTCATGGGACGGCAGTCTCGGACGGGAAGGCAACTGGGCTGTAGCAGGTCATGCGAACGCGGAGAAGTAGCATCCCGACAAAAGATGACATCCACATAAACCGGACATGGAAAGGCCGACCGGAGCCAACCGGAACGGCCGATGGGAAAGGGTGACGGCATGGTAGCGCAAAAGGGCAGGGACCTGCTTCTGAAGGTCGATGACGGCGGGACATTCGCGACCGTGGCGGGGCTGCGTTCGCGCCGGCTCGCCTTCAATGCCGAGACGGTCGATGTGACCGATACCGAGAGCGCCGGGCGCTGGCGCGAGCTTTTGGGCGGCGCCGGCGTGCAGCGGGCATCGCTGACCGGTGCGGGCATCTTCAAGGACCAGGCGAGCGACGCGACGGTGCGCAGCGCCTTCTTTTCCGCGACCATCCTGAACTGGCAGGTGGTCATCCCGAGTTTCGGCACGATCACGGGGCCGTTCCAGGTGACGGCGCTCGAATATTCCGGTGAGCACAATGGCGAGGTGCGCTTCGAGCTGGCGCTGGAATCGGCCGGTGCGCTGACTTTCGGGGCGCTGTGATGGCGGGGCCTTCTGTGCAGGGGCTTGCGATACCGGGCGCACGGGCCAACCGGCGGCGCGGCGAGGTGGAGGCGGTGATGGACGGCGAGCGCCGCATCCTCTGCCTGACTTTGGGCGCGCTGGCCGAACTGGAGACGGCCTTTGCCGTCGACGACCTGACGGGGCTTGCGGCCCGCTTCTCCTCGGGCCGGCTGAAGGCGGCGGACATGATCCGCATCATCGGCGCGGGCTTACGTGGTGGCGGCAATCTCATCTCCGACGACGAGGTGGCGGCGATGAGCGTCGAGGGTGGGATCGGCACCTATGCCGGTATCGTCGGCGAGCTGCTGACGGCGACATTCGCCGGGGGGCAGAATGCGTCGGAAGGGGCGCCTACTGCAAACCCTTGAGGGCCGCAGCGGGCGGGGATTTGGCCGAAGGGCGGGATGGCGGGTGGCAGGGCGCGGCGCGAGCCTTTCCCTGGGACGCGGTCCTGCATGTCGGCCTCTGCCTGCTGCGGCTTTCACCGCGGGATTTATGGGCGCTGACGCCGGTGGAGTTTTTTACCATGGCCGGTGGTGCAAAGCCGCGCGGAGCGGCGATCGGGCGGGATGGGCTGGACGCGCTGATGCGGGCGTTTCCGGATGGGTGAGTTTTGGGCTGATTTGGCTGCGGAGGGTGTGGCTGCCCCTCATCCGCCTGCCGGCACCTTCTCCCCGCAAGCGGGGCGAAGGGGACATGTCGCGGCGTCTCCGGTCCCCCTCGCCCCGCTTGCGGGGAGAGGGTGCGCCGAGCGAAGCGGAGGCGGGGTGAGGGGCCGGCCCCACCCACTATAGCCGATGAGGGGCAAGCTCCACGTACCGCAGACGGATGGGAGGCAAGCCCACCCACCACAAGCGGATGACCGGTATCCCAACGAGGATCACGACAATGGAAAATGACGACACGGACATTTCTGAAACGCTGTCGAATGCCGAGGCCCTTTCCGGGGTGATGGCGGATCTGGAGGCGCGGTCGCAGCGGTTCGGGGCGGCGCTGACCGGCGCGTTGAGATCGGCGACTGCGGGCGGCAAGGGGCTGGAGGATGTGCTGCGGGGGCTGGGCAACCGGTTGGCGGATATCGCGCTTTCGGCGGGGCTGAAGCCGCTGCAGGGTTTGATCGGCGATGCGGTCGGCTCGGCCCTCGGCTCGGTGACACCGTTTGCCGATGGCGGGGTGGTGCGGGCGCCGAGCTACTTTCCGATGGAAGGCGGAACGGGGCTGATGGGCGAGGCGGGGCCGGAGGCGATCCTGCCGTTGAAACGGGGGCCGGACGGCGCGCTGGGCGTTGCCGCAGGCGCAGGTGGCAGCGGCATGCCGCAGATCGTCTTCAACGTGACGGCGACCGATGCCGCGAGTTTCAAAAAGAGCGAGGGCCAGGTCTCGGCCATGCTGGCGCGCAGCGTCATGCGCGGCCGGCGAGGGCTTTGACCGGCAAGGGTCCGGCGGACTGTGACGGGCGGCTTTGCTGGTGAGCGTCGATGCGTGCCGTTTGGCGCGGGTTTTAAAGGGGAAAGCGACATGAGCGGATTTCACGAGGTGCGCTTTCCGCTGCGGGTGGCGCTCGGGGCGAGCGGTGGGCCTGTGCGGCGCACCGACATCGTCAACCTGTCAAACGGGCGCGAGCAGCGTAACCAGCGCTGGCGGGATAGTCGTCGCAGCTACGATGCCGGATCCGGCATCAGGTCGCTCACCGACCTTTATGCCGTGTTGGAATTCTTCGAGGCCCGCAGGGGGCAGCTCTACGGGTTTCGGTTTCGCGATCCGGTGGATTGGGCATCCTGTGCGCCGGGCGGGACTGTGTCGGCGCAGGATCAGGTGATCGGGACCGGCGACGGAACGACGGCGGCGTTTTCGCTGGTGAAGACCTATCAGGATGCAGGCGGCGGCTGGACGCGGCGGATTGCCAAGCCCGTGGCGGGGACGGTGGTCGTGTCCGTCGATGGGGTCGAGGTTTCGGAGACGGCATACTCGGTTGATGTGACAACCGGGATCGTGACGTTTGCCGCCGGTCATGTGCCGGATGCCCGGGCGCTGGTGCAGGCGGGATACGAATTCGACGTGCCGGTGCGCTTCGACATCGACCGGATCGACGTCAATCTCGCCCATTTCGATGCCGGGCGCATTCCTTCCATTCCGCTGACGGAGATACTGGCATGAGGACGATACCGGCGGCGCTGCAGGCGCATCTGGAAGGGGAGGCGACGACCACCTGCCATTGCTGGCGCGTGACGCGGCGCCACGGCGCGGTGATCGGCTTTACCGACCACGACCGCGACCTTGCCTTCGATGGCACGACATTTCTGGCCGCGAGCGGATTTGCGGCGAGCGAAAGCGAGCAGGCGGCGGGGTTGGGTGCAGAGGCGGACGAGGTGGCGGGCGGGTTTTCGAGCGTGGCGATCGACGAGGCGGACCTGGCTAGCGGTCGTTACGACGGGGCGCGGGTCGAACTGTTTCTCGTCAACTGGGCGGTGCCGGAAGAGCATATGCGGCTCAATGTCCGCGAGATCGGCGAAGTGGTGCGCGCGGGCGGACAGTTCCGCGCCGAGCTGCGCAGCCTGGCGCATCGGCTGAACCAGCCGCAGGGCAGGCTTTATAACCGCCGCTGCGACGCCAGTCTCGGTGACGGGCGCTGCCGGGTGAACCTCGCGGCGTGGCGGGGCGAGGGCGTGGTGGTCGAGATGATCGACCGGAGCCGGCTGGTCGTTTCGGGATTGGCGGGGTTCGCCAGCGGGTTTTTCCGGCAGGGGCGGATCGCGTTTTCGGGCGGGCTGTCCGTCGAGCTGGATGGCCATGGACGGCGCGCGGACGGGACGGCTTTGCTGTCTCTGTGGCTGCCGCTGGAGGAGGAGGTCGGGATCGGCCGGACTTTCAGCGTGACGGCCGGCTGCGACAAGACATTTGCCACATGCCGAGCGCGCTTCGCCAACCAGCTGAATTTTCGCGGCTTTCCCCATGTGCCGGGTGCCGACTTCGCCTATTCCTATGCCGACGGGGAGCGGGTCCATGACGGCGGCCCGATCTTCGAATGAGCGTGATGGGCGAAAAGATCGTTGCGCTGGCGGAGACATGGATCGGCACGCCCTATCGACATCAGGGGGCGACGAAGGGTGTCGGTTGCGACTGCATCGGGCTGGTGCGGGGCCTCTGGCGCGCGCTTTATGGCGAAGAACCGGAGGCGGTGCCGCCCTATGCGCCGGACTGGGCCGAGCGCAGTGGCGAGGATCGGCTTTCGGACGCGGCGTGCAGGCTGTTCGGTGAGCCCATACCCCTCGCTGCCGCCGAGCCGGGAGATCTGCTGCTGTTTCGCTGGCGGGCCGATTGCGCGGCCAAGCATGCGGGTATTCTCGCAGGGCCGGCGCATTTCATTCACGCCTACGAACAGGCAGCGGTGACGCGCTCGGCGCTGGTGCCGTCCTGGCGACGGAAAATTGCCGCCGTGCATCGGTTTCCGGCGGCACGGATTGATTGAAAAAGGCGGCGGGTTGGCGTATGTTGCTAAAGTGGTGAGCGGGGTCGCATCCCCGCCCACCGTGGACTTATCTAGCGAAGTAGACCCGGACGGTCATAGACCAGCCCGTCCGGGTCACCCTCAAGATAAGCGCAACGCTAATCGGCGTGAGCCTC